ATTCGAAAAGTTCACTCAACACAAGGCATTAGAACGTGCTATTATTGAAAGTGCTGATTTATTAGAAAAACATGACTACGGAGCAGTAGAAGTATTGATCAAAGAAGCTGTGCAGATTGGTCTTGCTCGAGACATGGGCACAGACTATTTTGCTGATCCCCGTGGAAGATTGATGGGCATCAAAGACAAAAACGGTCAAGTGAGCACAGGATGGCCCTGTATGGATCGTAAACTGTTTGGCGGAATGAATCGAGGAGAGTTGAACATCTTTGCAGGCGGGTCAGGTGCAGGTAAATCCTTATTCTTGGCTAATCTAGGCGTGAACTGGGCATTGGCAGGATTAAATGTGGTATACCTAACTCTTGAACTTTCAGAAGCACTAGTTAGTATGCGTATTGATGCAATGATCACCGGAACGTCAACCAAGGATATTTTCAAAGAGCTAGATGATGTTGAAATGAAAGTTAAAATGATTGGCAAGAAGTCAGGTATGTTGCAGATCAAATACATGCCTAGCGGCAAGACTGCCAACGACATTCGTGCATATTTGAAAGAATATGAAATCAAAGTAGGCAAGAAAGTCGATGTGCTGTTGGTTGATTATTTGGACTTGTTGATGCCAGTGAGCAAGAAAATTAGTCCAGCAGACTTGTTTATCAAAGACAAGTATGTGTCAGAAGAACTTCGTAACCTAGCAGTAGAAAAGAACTGTGTATTTGTCACCGCGGCACAGTTGAATCGAGGCGCTGTTGAAGAAGTTGAATTTGATCACAGTCACATTTCAGGCGGTTTGTCAAAGATTCAAACTGCGGATAACGTGTTTGGTATCTTTACAAGCCGTGCCATGCGTGAGCGTGGTCGTTATCAAATACAGTTAATGAAGACACGCTCATCGAGTGGCGTGGGCATGAAGATTGATCTAGAGTTTAATCTTGAAAGTCTGCGAATCAGTGATCTTCCAGAAGATGAACAAGAAAGTCACAACGGCGCAGGACGCGGTGGATCCAGCATTATTGAACAGATCAAACGCAAGACCGAACTTACTTCACGTGAAGAGCCCGGTGACAGCAAACCTAGTTGGGAACGTGCTGAACCCAAAGACGGATTCAGCCTAGATAAACCCAAGGTGCGAGCACAGGTAGAAAGCACCAAACTACGTGAAATATTAAACAGCATGAACACAGATGAAGAGTAGTAGGTTTGAACTTTATCATTGGCACACACGCAACGGTAAAGATATAATAGAAGTAGACTGGCCCAAAGTACATAAAACTGTAGGAGTAGATCTAATAAATTGGATCAATAAACAGCCCAAAGAAAAATGTCAGTTAGTTGTAGATAAACTCAACGACGATTTCAAGCTCGTAGCAGAATTCTACGATCAGCAAACACTATTAGCTTATCACTTAATGTGGGCTAAATAATGGATGCGAGCAAAAGAGTTTATCAATGAGACTACAAAACCCTTACGTAAAAGTGCTAAGGCTAGTATCAGCAGTCTCCGTAAAAACACATATCTAGACAACAATAATAATCCCTATCTAGCCTATAGAATGGGTGTGGCTATGGCTGGCAGTCCAGGATCCACGATGGATCAGGAAGGTCCTCTAGGCAGTAACTTTATCACGGTGGACTATTCAGAAGGCGACGCAGCAATTCGACGCAGCGCCGAAAAACTAATGGGTGCACCTAGTCAAGAAGTCACTGGTAAAGGCTCAGAAGAAACAAACAATGTTAATACACAGAGCACAGTAGCTGTGGTTAAACGTAATCGCTACGGAGTTTGATATGCGACTGCGAGAATTTTCCCAAACAGATTTTGTCACGGTAAACTCAGAGCTGAATCCCAAGCTATGGCAAGGCGGGAGACTGGACGGTGAAGTTCGTCTTAAACTCTTGCAGATTGCTCGTGCATTTGTGGATTTTGTGGGTGTAGATCTAGATGTCAAAGACTACACCATAACTGGATCAAATGCCAATTATACCTGGAGCAAATACAGCGACCTTGATCTACATGTGATCATTGAAGGTGAAGTCTCAGATGCACAAAGAGAGCTGTTTTCAGCAAAAAAGGCACTGTGGGCAGAATACCATGATATCACTGTCAAAGGCCTGCCTGTGGAATGTTATGTGCAAGGTGAATCAGAAACACATCACAGCACAGGTGTCTACAGCGTGGTCAATAACACATGGATTCTCAAGCCTCAGAAGACAGAACCTGATCTAGACGATCAAGCAGTGGAAGCTAAAAAAGACAGCATGCTCTCGCAGATAGAACAGGCTCTGCTGTCAAAAGATCTCGACAAGCTGAGAACCGTCAAAGACAAGATTACTACCATGCGCCGAGCTGGGCTTGATCGTGCTGGGGAATACTCGGTGGAAAATGTGGTGTTTAAGATCCTGCGCAATCTAGGACTGATAGATCAAATCACAGACAAGATCCGTGAATTGGAAGATCAAGAACTCAGTTTAGAACAGCAGACTAATATACTCGACTAAATATCCCTGCGTGTGAGGCGATCTGAGCTAGGCCTAAATCAACCCAAAGGAGATTTAGATGGCCAGAATCAAAAAGCAGGAAGCAGCCCCTGTAGAAAACAAAACGGATCACGACACGATTCGTGAGCTGCAAGAAGAACTAAAATTCCTACGTATAGAGCGCGAAAGCCGTTCTCAGGATCCTGATCAGATCCGCAGACAGCAAGAACTGGTTGCTCGTAATACTCGACGTGCCTGGGATTCAGAAGCTCTGGTACAGTTCAATGTAGCCCAGGTACAAGTAGCACGATCGATTGTCGAAGAAAATGTTACTGATGCTATGCAGAGCTATACCATCAATGCTGGCGGCAATCGTGAGCTGATTATGCGTACCACAGACGATGTCTATCGTAATCGCATGATGATGTTGACACAGCTACAACCACAGAATCCACAACAGGCATTGTTCCAGGATTCGATGATTACCAAAACTAAACTGGATTATCTACATCATCGTAATCATGTCAATCAAGAAATGGTAGAGATCATCAAAGAAATGGCAGCAGCTATCCGTGCTATTGGAGATGTGTCAGAGCGTTTCTATGCTGTCAACGAGCTGATGGTAGAACACTGTGATGACATCAGCAACGAGAATGCAGTCTGGTTTGATGGCGAACTAGATCGCACGATGAAGGCATCTACCGCAGACGGTAATGCAGAGCGTGTAACCGCATCGGAAACTGAAACCGATATTCTACTCAAAGCAGCAGAAATCAACAAGTTAGAAATCCGTGCTCTAGCAGGACTAGCAGACAGCCTAGGTGATCATCTACAAGAATGCCAGGATCACGGCAATGAACTCCGAGACGAAGTTATTAATCTCAGAGAAAAAGTAGACGGTACACAGAAGCGCATTGCTAATCGTATCGCTCCCGGGAAATGATTTTTCCAGATAAACCTAGACCGCCTTGGACTAAGAGCCAGCCCTTAAAGCTGGCGCAGCAACGTCCAGAACCTCAACCTGCGACAGTAGAAAAATCACAGCGTCCTAGAGGATATTGGCGTGAGCGTATAGAGTTTGCTGTGATAGTCATCGGCATGTATTTTTGGATACAATTTTGGACTCAGTATCAATAGTTTTCAATCCTAGAACCACGGACTTGATCTTGCCTCATCGACGGTGGAGTAGGATCAAGAGAATCAGGTCAGGATTGAGATCTATACGGCGCTGTTATCCTTGGATTAGATTTACAGAAACCAGACAACATAATATCATTACTGTGGTTTTTGAAACTGGGTCGATGTTGACCCAGTTTGCTCTGATATGGCGTTCAACGTGGCCCGATTGGCACAGGCTGGACTAGTCTTTTCTATCGCCGAACAACTGCAAGAGATTTAGGAACAGGTTGATAAAGTCCATGTAAAGGGTCAATGCACCCGATACTTCTACCGCATCACTGGTATCCACTGAAACCATTTCACGTATCTTTTGTGTGTCGTAGGCAGTTAGTCCAAGGAAGATGACAATTGCCAATGCTGAGATCACCATCTGCATGACTGTGCTACCAATAAAGATATTAACAATGCTGGCAATGATGATGGCTATCAAACCCACAAACATGAACTTGCCCATGCTGTCTAGATTCTGTTTGGTAAAGTATCCATATCCGCTCATCACGGCAAACAAGACGGCTGCTCCCATGAATGCACTAACAATGCTGCCCATGGTAAACACTGCAAAAATCATTGCAAAGCTCAAGCCCATCAAGGCCGCAAAACCATGTAGGCATAACTGCGCTACACCTTTGCTGGGATTGTTACCTAGCACATAGCTGACGCCAAATATGGCGGCCAGGGGTGCAAAGATCACGATCCATTTTAGCACACCTGTGAAGAAGAATTGCAGCAGCTCAGGTGTGGTGCCCACCCAAAAACTCACCAACATTGATACTATGACTGCTAGACTCATGTGTCCGTAGACACGGCCCATGGCTGCGTTGACTTGTTCTGCTGAGCGGTAACTTAATACGTCCCCGCCTGTGTAATTTGTTCCGAACATTTTGAACTCCTTTGTGGTTGCTGTATATTTAATTATACTGTATAATATACTAACAGTCAACATGTGATTTTGACAAAAACCGCCAAATCACACCGATATCAATAAATACGCATATAATAGGAACCACCCATCATGCTACACATCATCACAGACCTTAGAGATAACCTGCTTGATCTAATCAAAGACGATCCAGTAAGACCCGAACTGCCTGCAGAGTTTCGAGTCAACAACAATTCTCGAATTTTTGTGCTGAGGGATGATCAAACACAACAACCCCTAGCAGTGACCTGTGTGAAGTTTCTCAGTGAGATTCCGCAGGATGTCGATGATCTAGCAGATCTTGCAGTAAACACCAATACTGCTGTGTTCTATACCATATGGTCATATGCTGCAGGTGCAGGGCGTAGATTGATTCAAGAAGCACAGCGGGAAATCCAACGTGAGCAGCCTGAGATCAATACCTATGTGACTCTGAGTCCCAAGACTGAAATGGCTCGTAGATTCCACTTGAAAAACGGTGCAGAAGTTTTTAGAGAAAACGCTGATACAGTGAACTATCTCTACAGATAATCAACTGCGAACTGATGGGGTATACAGTTTTACAAAGCCCTGCCACGTTTCACCGGTTCTAGCTGTCATTCGTTGCGCCAACTGCGCAGCCATGTCTTCGGCTAACACACGTTGACGCTGCGTGAATCTGTCGCCAGTGAGATCTTGATTTTTCACAGTTTGCCCGGTAATCATGTTGCGGGCCATGGGTAATAGGAATTGTTCGCTCATACAGATATTTATCTTCTAGAATCAACTATACAGGTCATTTGATATTCAACCATTTTAGATCGCTTCTACTGCCAATCTCCCCTCGAACAAACACATTAAATGCTAGACTGACGCGAGTGTGATCGTTGTTTGTTGGTATAACACCGTGACACAACGACGACGGGAATATAACAATGTCTCCTGTGCCCACAGGAACCCACCAAGTTTCTGAATTAAACGGATTATAACTAGTTGATCCTAGGTCAATGGCCACGTATCGATCTTTGAAAAAATGAATCTTGTCCATGTCTTTTTTGGCATGGATATAAAACACTCCGCTCAAAATGCTGTTGCTGTGAGCATGCCTATGGTGCTGTTGACCTTTGTTGGTAAAATTCAACCAGCTCAGTGTGATGTAAGGTTCCACAGTATCCGGCACAGCAAGGATGTTTTTCATGTAGAACTTGGTCTTGTCTAAACAAAACTGTTTTAACGCTGCAAATTCAGGACGTTCTAAAATTTCAGAACTAATGCTGGTGGTGTTTTCAGCATTGCCTCTTGTTTGGGACTGAAGTTTAGAAAACGATGCCTGCTCAGCATCAGTGAAATCTTTGCCTAGATTATCTTGTAAAACTGCTGTGGGGAATAAATTTAAAATTTCCATTAACGATCCTTGCTACGCTTAATTATCCATAGGGATCAAGGTGGAGATTATTCCTTGCGAAGCGCAGCGCAAAATTTTTTTTGTGCAAAGCACACAGCGCAAGATTTTTTACAGTCTATGTTTTGGGCTCTACCTGCTCTATGTGCCCGCCCAAAGCACGACGATATATTTCAGCACAGCTCAGCAGATTAAATGAAATAATCGCACCACTGGGCAATATCAAATTATAGCGCATGAGTTATTTACGTGACCAGCTATATACACATATGCTAACTCTGATTGCCAGCACAGGTGAATACAACACCACAGTGGAAATACAAGGTCCCATGGGTGTGATACGCATACACGATCTAGTATGGTGTCCCCAAGATAGACCGGACATACTGTCAATATACTACTGGGAATCATGGGCAGTCATACAAGGTGCATATCACTGCTGCTTTAGTTTACCTGGTAAAGTTGCGCTGCTTGAACCATATGAGCCACGGTGTTAGGTGTGCTAGAAACATCACAAACCACATCACTGCCATTTCATAGGGCCAAGAACTGCATATGTGCATGGGATTGAAGATGCTGTATATAAACCCTAGAAAGAACAAGGGAGCGGGTGACAGTGATAGAAAGTGATAGATGTTAGGCATCTTGTATTTACAGCTGAAATGGGTCTATGCACCTAAAAAAATCCTGCGCAGTTTTTTAAATGGCCCCTCGTAGTATGCTCATGGTGATCTCTGTATCAGCAATCTTATACACATTGTAGCACTCTCGCCTAATGGGTTTTTGACTGGGTCGGCTTCTACGGCCACCTGCATCACTGGATAATGGCTGTAACTGTAGTTGATTGCTGGCATCATAGAGTTTTAAGACACGGGCTAGGATGATTCTATTGTGTTCAGTGACTAGGCAATGATCTCCGGGTGAGAGATGATGGCCTGCAAGGTCTCTGTGTTGTAAGGAATGATTCATAGTAGAAAAAGAGTTTGAAGTTGAAAAAAACCAGCTGCGTAAAAAATTTGGGTGAGTTACTTATCATTTCAGGGTGGTGATTTGCTACCACTACTGTTGCTATTATACAACACTACATGCATAACCGGCCACCCCACCATGACCACCACCTGACCTCTCAACACCTCGGCGATTGTCCCGGACCGCAGCTTCGAAGATGTCCGCAACATATCTTCTGAGCTGAACCTTCCCAATTGGGGATCTGATCGAACAGGCTCTGACCCCTCCTCAGATTGGGATCCCAAGGCGCATCCCTGCGATCGTGTGTAGCGCAGCCCGTTACTGTGCTAGCGGCTACTAATATGCTGCAGATAAGCAGTGATATCTTCATCAATGTCCTCTATGGTATCTAGTTGTGCTGCTGTCATTAGCTCACGCATGGTCACAGCACGTTGTTTATATGCGGCGGGCATGGCGTTGACCAATACCTCTACTGCTTCTACTGTGTCACAGTTCCACAACAGTGTGCAGATCTGCACGTCTTGTTTGGATAAGCCTTCTAGCCGGATCATGCTACACCTCGCAGGTATTCAATCATGTTGGCCCAAGTGTTTGCAGGAACCTCTATACGTGAAGCCGGGACAGCTACACGAGTCTTCAGTGACTGTGTATACTTGCCCACTACTACCAATGACTGTTTTTGCATTTGATGCTTTCTTCGTTGTGAATGGATTGGGTTTTACTGGTTCAAACTTACGGCCTCTCTTGTCAAATCCTTTGATGGGATTCTTGAAGTAGAAGGCTTCGGTTTCGCCCTGTTTGATATACGATACTAGATTCGTGCCATCTACAAGGTATATGTGGGCGGGGAACTGGCCCCCTGTGATCTCTCTCAGTGCTTCCATGTTAGTCGAAGTAGTGTGCGTTACGGAAACCCAATGTGCCCGCATACATGCCTAGGAGGCCCAACACTGCCAACAACAATGAACCTGTGAGTTGCTCTGCATCTACGCTGGCCTCTACACCACCTACTGCACCCAGGGTGAGCAAGAGTCCTGCGATGAATACGAACATTGCTTGATTAGTTGTCATTGTGTTTCCTTGTGTGTTTGTGTATGTGTTAATTATAGCGTCTTTTGGATAACCTGTCAACCACTAGGGTTAATCCAACCTACTTCCCGCATAGGCCTCAAAGCCATACTTCTCAAACACACCGGCTGCTGCTCTAGCACCTGCTTCCAGCGTGTCCACGTTCTGGCATCCAAACTTGGATGGATTCCACATCTCTAAGCCGCCTGAGTATGAAGGACGGATCCCGGCGGCCTTCAAGGCCCGGCCCAACTTGGTGTTGCCCTTGACACCGTAGATCTTCACCCAGGCAAAGCCGCATGCGAATTGATCCCTGCCGCCCAGCTCTTGGCGAAAGTATTGATCAGCTGCGGCGTGG